TCAGGCTTGTTTTCATAGGTGGCTCGACATTCATTGATACCAGTAACTCGGCAAACTTAGGGTTACTCATTAACTGTTCACGCGTTACTCCACTAGACGTAATCAAGTCTTCTTTGATCTTCTGGGTGTCTTCTAAGTGTTGTCGGAGTAGTCCAATGTCTAAGTCTAGCATTGGTTCAGTAAACATACGCAACGTCATATCAATGATACGCATCTCTTGCCTAGGGAATCCCTTAGCCATACGCATAAACAACTTATAGGTTAACTCAACATCGTTGATGCAGTAGTCACCATACCTACCTAATTCTTCTGGGGTAAAGTCTAGCCTATGCTTACCCTTAGCATCTAAAACTTCTGTCCCCTTAGTGCCGAGATTATACCTTTGAGTAAGTGCATGCAGAGATCCACCAACTTCGACACCATGTAATGCGCGAGCGATACAAAGAGTATCAGCAAGGACGCGAGGACGAACATCAAATATCCAAGCCAAAATAGCACCGTCAAACATAGTGTTATGGCACAGAAGCATACTGTCTGCCCAATCGAAAGTATGTAAGTAACTCTTGATCTGTTCATGTGTACCACTCGCCCATTCAGTTTGTCCATCGTTAACCTTAACACCTACACCGATCACCTCAAACTGAGGGTCACGAATGTAGGCTTCCGTTGTTACCTTACGTAGTGAGAAGTCTTTGTCGTAATACGTCTCAAAATCTACAGTAATTAAATCCATTACTCTTCTATCCTATCTATTAATAGGTCAAGATACCATTGGGCTTTCTTTAGGTCTTCAGTAGGCTTACCCTTATACTCATAACGCCACAGGTATTTCATACAGTTACCCTTGAGATAACCTAAGAACGCGTCTTCAGACATACTTGCTTCAATGCCTTCAATACATTCCACGCCACCTGTATTGTAATGATTAGGGTTGTTGACTACATCTTCTACCATGTCATCAACTTGCATGTCTGGGTACTCTTCACGAAAGTCTTCCCACTTCTTAACAAGTCTAGGGTGATTCTTTCGCAACTCGTCCCAGTCTTGGGGGCTTGCATCAACCATCTTATCTCTCCATTGCGTAATTAAATTCTTTAGCGTCAACTCGAACCCATGAAAGACCATCATCACAAATCATATAGTTTTCGGCTTTCATTTCGTCTACCGTAACTGCGCTACGCGCAACAAACTTACGCGCTATCCTTAGACAGTCGTCCACGTCCCAGTCACCCTTTTCATCGCTAACATATAACTCCGTTGCCAAACTTAAAACTTGGCTTATTTCACCGTTGGTGAACTTCCTTAATTTACTCATTTTATATCTCCTCGGGTATGGGGTCGCCTTGCTTTATATACTCTGCGGTTATCTCTCTATGCATGTACTCCGCGTCTTCGGGAATACCATGTTCCTCAAGAATCTCAACAGCTTTCTTCATTGCCGCGCTCTCATCTTCGGCATCTACTGTCATACGTAAACCAACCTCATAACTTGCTCCAACTCTATACCTCAACATATAACTCTCCTCAAAAGTTTAATACAATATGTTCCACACCACGCGCCTTAGCACGGCATAGATACTCTAACCAATTAGAACATTGGTCTTCACCTGTCTCATCTTCTAACTTCCACACACGACTACGCTCTTTGCGTATCGCAACGTCTATCGGTTCTAATTCAGCTTTTACTACAGGGTTTGATACTAACTCGGTCATAAATCTAACTCTAATTGGTTTGGGTCTGGTTCAGGTAAGTCATTAAGTAGATACCGTAACGTATGAATTGTGTGCTCATTTGTTACTGTAGCAATGCCACCTGCCTCAGATATTAGTTTTAATTGCATCTTCTGTAACTCAGTAGCAGTGTTCTTACCTGCCTTAACTTCGATACCAAAGAACTTACCTTTATAACAACCTACAATGTCAGGCACACCACTCTTACCATATCCACCTGTCGCGGGGAAAAAGTAATACGCTCCGATCTCTTTTAAGTAGGCGACAATCTTCTTCTTAACCTTACCTTCGGGGGTCATAGCCATGTTATCGCTCCTCTTCGAATATGTAATATACACTATCTGCAAACTTATAGCCAACTTCTTCCACATACTCCCTATCGTCTAACATACTCAACACAGATACCTTATGTTGTACATCTTCTGGTACATTGTTACAGTATGTTGCCTTGTTACGTGTGCAGAAATCCTTCTCGTATGAAGTAAGTCCCTTGCCCACATCATCATCTAGCGAACCCGCACCCACACGTACCCTGTGTGTTTCAACTACTTGATCTCCCACATGATTCATGTGCACCCAACACAACCTAGCATACTGCGTGTTATCTACATCTAGGCTTCTGTCTCTGGCTTTGTGGAACTTACTAAGTAACTCGTTGGACTCATCACTCATACGTATCAGCCCCATATCAGTCTGACGTACTATGTCATCGAGTAAAGGGGGTAACGGACTCTCAATATGGAATGGGGCAAACCCAAGTTTACCTGTAGCATTTTGGAACTCAGTACGCGCCCTGCTCCGCAAGTCAAATACGTAGTGCTTCATATCTTCGAGTGTCACTCTGCCCACATCAGCTAACGAGTTAGGGCGTATAGCTGTACGTGCATTCTTAATCGCTTTATCTAGCGACTTACTCGTTCGGGTACGATACTCCCAAGGACTGTTGTAGGGACAGAAACGCCTGTTAGCTATATGGTGACTACTCACATGATAGAACCTTTCATGCACTGTACCATCATCATTAAGCGACTCTTCCATAAACAACTCACCCATGTCGAACAAGTCATTAGCTAGATACAACCTACACCTAGTCAGTGACGCATTGGTGTAGTAAACCACAACATCTTTCGGTAGATGTGAGGTCGCCTGTTTCACAAACAAATCCCACTCCACGCGCTGTGGTGCGTTATGATCTATTATCGCTTGTTCCTTATCACGCACCTGTTGGGTCTTCTTCTTCTGCATGTCTTTAACGAGCAATACTTCTCTCTTGTTGCCTTGGGTATCTAAATACCTAATCATACTGATCTATCCTTTTCAATGAATTCTCTGTGCTTGGTCTTGAACCCTGCTAACTCGTTCACTTGGTTGTTGAACTGTCTGCGGAACTTCTGCGGGTCATCGGTTACTGTTGATCGCTGTGTTTGGTAGTCGTAAAGCGACATGTGTCCCAGTATCCAAGAGACTGTAGGTGTACGCCTTTCGTCAGCTTCATCGAGTAACATCTTACAGAACGCGGACTTCTCAGTAATAGCATTGCCCGCCTGATCTCTGTTTCTCTGACGTACGTCCCAGTCGTGTTGGTACGAGTCAACGAGTAAGTCTTTCATTGTCCACGCCCACTCAACAAGGTCTTTACATGCTTGCCCATACTTCTTCTTGGCTTGCTTGTCGATACGATAACGAGTTACAGGTTCTTTGTGTTGCCCATGCACTAGCTTGTACATATTGTCCAACGCACCGTTATATGGATCCTTGAACTCAGTCACCTCGAACTCAAGGTACGCCTTGTCATCGTTCTTGGTAAAGTTTTGTCCCTTAGCCCACCAGTTATTCTCTGATGCGTTCACCCAATGGTCGTAATACTTTTCATGTACCCACTTACCTTTGGGTAAGAAGTGAGTCTGTAGCACATCTAACATGTTACGCGCTTTGATGAACTGCTTACCATTGTCAATATAGAACAGCATACGTTGTGGTATTGCTCGGTCAATGAATGAATACGTTGACGTATGTGCGTAGTCGCCACTGCTATTGCGTATTCGGATACTCTCGATACCAGTGCGGGGGTCACGTAGCCAAGTAACAGGTGCACGTGCAATCATACCCTTACGATCTTCTTGGTAGATGTACTCCGCATCATCACTGGGTAATATGTGAGTCAGTACATACTTGTTGCGATTAACCTTGACGATATGCTCCCACTTACGCGCACGATCACCAAGGGGTCGTATGTCTGTACCTCGGATTGGTTTGATACTGTCGTAATGTTTTACAACATCACTGAAACTATTTAGATTGTAACGATACATAGCCATAATTTATTTCCTCATATTTTGTTCTACAGTGTAGAACTTAATTACCCTTGTAGTATTCTTGCCCATGCTTGAGCAAGCTGTTCACGTTCTTCTTCGGTACACCTAGAGTGACGTGTACTCATGTACGATAGCCGATACTCAACCG